TCACAAAGACGTGAGCCTGCTCCTTTGTACTTAGAAGATTGTTTGTTACAATAAGGAAGTGTACAAGTTGTGGTTACAGAATTTTTTATACCTGCATAACCTTGTTTGTGTCTTTCGAAAAAATGCCTACTCATGCCATTGCTCGTTGTACTTTATCTAATACTGCTTTTGAATGTTTACATTTACCATAGTAAGAAAATCCTACACATTCACATTGAAAACCTTTGTCGGTAAGTAGAACATTGTACTCATTTCCTTTAGAACCTTTTACAGGCCATTCAATTCCAACCAGCCAATGGTCTTTGGGTTCAAAAAATGTAGGCTTAAGATAATGTGTTTTAAATTTTTTGTTCATAGCAACCTCTAATAGAGCGAGGGGATCCGAAGACCCCCTCTATAGTTAGTTAGGATGCCATAGCGGCCTGAACATACTTGCCATACTTATCGTGGAAACGATCGAAGTTTTTCAGGTCCTTTGGCGAAAATGGCAGTTTGTAAGTAGCGATAGCAACTCGCGTACCCATTACAACAAGTTCAGTTTCAAAATTATCCATCATAAAACCAAAGAAGTTGTCTGCCATTTGATTCCAACCCTTCTCCTTGCTTTTGAAAGCCTCTTGAAGTTCATAGCACATACTTACAGTTAGCGAATACATCGCCGAAATTTCTTTCGACTCCATAGTCTTAACCTTGCCTTTAAGTATGTCTGTTGGATTTGGCAGTTTAGAAGCAACCTTACGGTGTGCCGCAAATTTAACTGCCAAGCCTTCGCCGACGCTACCTGCAACCAAGTCTGTAAGTGTAGACTCAGGCAGTTCATCGTCGAGAAGTTCGCTTACGAAACTCCAAGAACGTGGAGTTGCGAATGCTCGTGAACTTGACTTTGGATCAAAATCATATAGATCCTGTTTAGCGAAAGTCAAGTAACCCACTACATCAGAGTGGATTTTGTTTTCTGTCGCCCATGTTAACCAGTCTTCAAAGTCAACACGTAGTTCAAGGTGTACAAAACGATTGGCAAGTGGTGCCGGCATACGATAAGTTACACCCTTATCAGTTTCACGGTTACCTGCCGCGACAATTACAACATTGTCTGGAAGTTTGTATGTACCAACCTTACGATTTAGAATAAGTTGATAAGCCGCCGCCTGTACTGCTGGCGCGGCAGAGTTCATTTCGTCTAGGAAAAGAACGATTGTGTCAAATTGTTTAGCAAATTCTTCATCTGGAAGTTCTGCTGGAGGTGCCCATTTCATAGTGTTGTCGTTTGCACTATAATAAGGCATACCTTTTACGTCCGTTGGCTCCCATAATGAAAGACGAACGTCAATAAGATGTGCGTTTTTAAGTTGTGTTGTAATCTGACTCATAATGTCAGACTTACCAATACCTGGAGGACCCCACATAAAGATAGGACGCTTCAGTTTCATTGCGTGTTGTACAGCCGCCTTTGCTTCGTTTGGTGTAACTGTACGTGCTTCTGTTGTTTGTGCCATTTGCTATTGCTCCTTTGTTTCTAACTATAAGTATATAATAGCATCAGACAAGGAAATGTCAAGCGGTTTTTCCACTATTTTGGAAAAAAACTATCCAAAATGAACTTAATCTTCTAGTTCTTGAGCCATAGCACGGGCAAGGCCGTACTGTTTGATATCTCCAGCAAACATCATAAGTTGTAAACCCATTTTTTCGCTGAAAACAAAGATACGTTTCTTTGTAACGTAGTAAGGACAATCAATAAAGTTGTCTAGATATAAGAATACTTGTGGAGTAAACTTAATTTCGTTGGGGAATTTAATTTCGTATGTTTGTAAATCTGCACGTTCAACAGCATAATCAAATCCGTCTTTGGTTAAACGCAATCCAGCATCGCCTTTTGCTCTAGTATTTTGCCACCAAAGCATATAATTCTTTTTTATTTCCTGTTCTGATGTATCTTCTTCACCAGCACCTATCATAAAGGTTTTGGTGTATGCTTCTTTAATATCCATTACTAAACTTTATCGCCTTTTGTTAACTTATAAACTTCAAATTCTTGTGTTTTGAATGTTGTGTTTAGTTTTCTTGCAAGATTTAATGCATGTCCAGGATTAGAAAAACTTGTTTTCTTATATTTAGGTCCCGGTGTTGGCGAAATGCTATTTGAACTTTTTAAATTAAAAGGTTTACCTTGATAAAAGACCGCCCAGATTGCTTCTGCATCTAGTACTTCTTCTTTTCTATATGTGTTCTTGTCGGTATATTCCAACAAGATAGTTGGTTTTGGTCTACTCATTGTACGTAATTCCTTTAAGTTAACTACGTACTTATTTATCGAAAATTTAGAAGTTTCCGCCGTCCATTTTAACATCTACACTAACCTCTTGTGGTTGTTGTAGGCGTGTATCTTGCAGTTCTACAAGCCTTGCAAGTAACATACTAATGCTATCTGCAAGATCTTTATATTGTTTAGAGTCTAGTTTAAGTTCTCGTTGTTGTGTTTTGCCTGCTACTTTTGCCGCTTGCAAAAAGTTTTCAATTGGAACTGTATTAACTGGATTTCGAGACATTTGATAATACCTGACGCATTTCTAGTTCTGTTGTAAAAGGACCTTTGTATTCATATCTTTGTAGTGTGATAAGTTTAGGACAAAACGATTTAACCCAACCTTTTGCAAAACGTATTGTATAATAACCTGCACAGTATAAACTTTTAGATTTTTTGCTTTTGCTATACAAAGGTAAGTTGTTTTGCACATCTAGTAAAGGATTATATGCTTGTGTGCTAGTAGGGTATCCATGCACTTCCATAACCTTTGAATCTTTGGTTTTCTTTTTTACAATCTGTTCAAAAAAGTCTTTGCCAAATGCATCGTATACCTTTTCTACATTTTCAAAATGTATTTTATCTCTTGGAGTAACAAGAATGAATCCTTCTTTTTCTTTTGCTAAGGTTCCTACCTTACGTCCATGATCTTGTACAATCCAAAATTTATTTGGAATTAGTTGTTTTGCTTTAAATTCAAATTCCATTATACTCTCCCGTATCTTGCGTTTAAAGGTTTAGCATACGTTTCTGCTTGTTCTGTAATTTTATTAAGATCGTAACTGCTTGCAAATTTTACTAAACGTACACCTACCTGAGAAATATCTTTACCTGCAGAAATACCATCTGCAATAGTTTTCCCTATTAGTTCTTTTATTTCAGGCGGTTGTGCTGTTAGATCGCAAAGTATTACATTTCTTGAGTAATCATCTAATACCCTATGCTCATTACCTTCGTGATCTGTCCAACGTTGTAACATAAGATTATTCCAATTAAATCCTTTTGTTTCTCTGTCTTCAAATGCTTCTTGTAATCCTACTTTGTTCTTTGTACCTTTTACACGAACACCTGGATAAGCACTAAACACATTATCGCTTGTATCACCACGCATACATTTTTCAAACAATAACCATTGTGGATTTGGAGCAGGTTTTTCTGCTTTAGTTTTCTTATCTACAACAGGTTTACCTTTTTCATCAAAGTAACCTTCGTGTGTTATTGTTGTTTTTGATACACCGTTGTATTGTTTTACATTGGGTGAAATTAATTGTGCAAAGTCACCGTCTGTGCTAATAATAACATGATCATCTTTAGGGTGTGCTTGTATCCAACCAGCAATAAGATCATCTGCTTCTAGTTGCGGATGTTGTAACACACTGCAATTTGTTTTTTCTCGTAGAAATCCAGTAAACTCATCAAATGTTTCCCAGAAGATTTTATCTTCTTCCTGTTGCGAAGGCGTAAGTGCGTCACGAGTTTCTTGACGATTGCGTTTATATGGTGCATAAAAGTCTTTGCGCCAACTACGACCTTCGAGACAAAACACTACATGACTGCCGTTAAAATCATTCCAAGCCTTACGAATGCTTTGGAATGTTGTGTGCAAAGCCATGCCAATTTTAATATCAGCATCACCACGTACAACGTGCCTTGCACGGAAGAATGTATTTGCTGTGTCTACGAGAATATATGTCATTATTTTCTGCCTATGTATTTCATTCTATACCATTTAGCAAAGTCTGGATTAAAGATCATTGTTTCATGTACTTGTTTAGCACTTAATTGATCTGATCTAATACAATCTGCTAATGCTTGCCAATCTTCTTTTCTATATTTTTCAGTTTTTCTAGTTTTAGTTACTGGAGTCATTAACTAACCTCCGATTTGTTGTCTCCTAAAGGTTTTACATTAACATAGCCAGCACCCATAGGATTTTCTGCTGACGCTACACCTTGATCTTTTGCAACATTACCGCATAGTTCTTTAAACCAAGCGTCTACAATTTCTTCTTCAGAATCACCTTGATAACCATTAAGTTTTAACTCACGTATAAAGTATTGATTCCAATCTAATTCAAAGAAGCCGTTGCGTGGATTATTATCTTTCATTTCCACATTGAGAACCGCTACATAAGGTTCTTTCTTTTTTGTTGCTTCTGCTTTAGCGTCTGTTGTCTTTTCTTTAGACACCGTAGCAGGAACATGGTTTTTATTAAACATTTTTTTAATTACATCTATCATTATAGTCCTGCCTTTCTTGCTTTATCATCTAAATCTTCTTTATTAAGTCCCCCAAGCGTTGCCGAAGATGTCGACGTGTAGTCGGGGTGTATACCTCCAGCCTCGCTCCATTGCCAATGTTGCGACTCCTCTTGTGTTGAGGCTGTATTCTTCTGAACGACCCCCAAGCGGCATAACATAGACTGGAACATCGATTCCTTCTGCTCTGTACTGTTCAACTGCTCTTGTAACTTCATCCACATCTTCTTCGGTAGCCACAACAAACTTGAAATACATACTACTATTAGGTACATCGTAATACTGCCTAGCAATATCAGGCTTGATAGCAGTATCCCAAGGCTCTCCTGATACGGAAAGTTTTGGACTGCACGACCAAGTGATGTGAAATGCTCTTTCGTTGTTGAGCCACTCTCGGAAATCATCTCTAAGAGTTTGTGTTGTATTTGTTTCAAATGTAACATTTTTTAAGTCTCCCATGCCAGGGTGTTCGAATAGATCCATGTAAAGACGTTGCCACCCTAGCAGGGGCTCTCCGCCTGTGAGTATAAAATGAACATCTTGTCCATTGTCCATTGTCCACTTATTTTGTGGAGTAAGACTTAACACATAGTCAACAACTTCGTCAACTGTGTGGTCTTTCATATACTTCTTAAATTCTGGATAGATACTCGCATATGTATCACAACCTGTGTGTACAATAGGCAAATCCTCAAATCTATTTACCTTGTCTAAAATACCATCATCAAGTAATTGTTTTACTTCAGGATTATACTTGATGCCTTGTTCTAATTTTTCTGCTCTGTTTGGATGCTTGTCCAAACCAAAATTCATACAACGAAAGTTACAACCAAATGTACGCAAGAATACACTAGGCACGCCTACGAAGCGTCCTTCGCCTTGTACACTATAAAATGCTTCACTATATCTAAGTTTCATTTACAACTCCTATTATATATTATAGTGTTTATTTAGGTTTTTGTCAACCATTAACATCCAACATTATCATCAAAAAGTTCAATTTGGTCTTGATCTTTTTTGGTA